CCACCACCGCATCGGTATCTGTGGAGTGCCTGGCATCATAGAGCCATTTACAGATCATCCAGACAGCCAGTTCAATATCTGCCGGGGGTGTCTTGCTATATCCCCAGTAGGACTTGACTGTGACCGTAGGATAAGCCCAGGCCCCGTCAGTGATGTACATTCCATAGTAGGGCGGGCCAGTCTCAGGCATCATGATAACCGTAGGGCTGTCAGTGATCGCACTGGGGGTGTCTGCACACTCGTCGTAAAAGTAGAGCATATTCCCATGAAAGCGGCTCTCACCAGGCATACGATGATAGCGGTTATAGTCCACCTCTGCCTCAGCATCAGCGTCAAATACCCGCCCGGTGTAGTTCTCAATAAACACCTCTGCGGCGTTCATGATAGCGGCCAGGTAGGTGTCTTCCCCTGCGCCAGAGACTTCGCAGTGGGTCTTGACCTCTGCCAGTGTTGTGTAAGCCATAAAAAGCTCCTATGGGGATAGCATGGATGTCATGCTATCCCCGATAGATAGGAGGAGGTTAGTTTACTCGTCTTTGCCGTCAATGCCAGCCATCGCTTCACTGTCTTTGACCACGCCTCCGTAGCGGGCCATCGGCAGGAAGTTGATAGTACCAGCAGCTACCCGGGTGGAATAAGGATCTACGAAGATCCGAAGCCCTTGACGCTCAGCCCAGAAGATCGCCTGGTCCATATTCAGGAAGTCAATCACCTTGTCGGCGGCGTCTGCCCCGGTGATGTCCTCCCAGTTAGCGTTAGCGAACACTGGTTTACCAAGAATGGTTTCACCAAGTTCACCCATGCCGCCCCAGGGGGAGAAACCAGCATCGCCGTAGACGAAGTTATTAGCGTCACGCAGACCACGCAGGTAAGCGATGGTCGCATCATTCATCAGCCAAATAGCCTTGTCCCGGTACTGCTGTTCGATCCCATAGCGGCAGTCGATCAGTTCACCTACAGTGATAGCACTGCGGGTGGCAACGTCTACACCTGCGATAGCGTTAGTCAGAGCGTACAGGTCAGCGTTCTTTGCCAGAGCGATAGCCCTCGCACATTCGCCGGGGAACCAGGACTGGAACAGGGCCTGGTCATCCAGAGCTTCCTCGGTCACAGTCACGTAGTTACCGACTTTCTGCATGGTGGCCTGTTTCGCATCGAAGGTGGGCACTTGCTGTACATAAGCCCCTTCCTCTGCGATGTCAGCCAGAGCGGTCATGTGGGTCACGTTCTGGGGAACGGAGATAGTCAGGCGGTCAGCCTTGTAGATGGTCATCAGGCCCTTGGAGGCCAGTTTGTCCACCACACTATACTCCTGCAGCTTCGCAGACATTTTGTTCAGGAGCTGGTCAGGGACCAGGTCACCCAATTCGTCTGCTACTGTTTCCTCCAGAGCGCCCGCAGCACGCCGGGGAATACCACCCTCTGCAATCGTCCGGGCATCCTGTAACAGGCCCCGGAAGAAAGCAAACTCTTCCTCGTCGTCAGCGTTTCCACGTGCCTTGCTGTCATCGATCTTGTTGATATTGAATACACCACGTTTGGCGGGCTGGTTCTTCATTTCTTCAATAATTGAAGCTCGCATCGCCTCACGTTCTTCTTTCTTAGCTTCCTCTGCGGCCTTCTCAGCCGCTAAAGCCTCTTGTATTGCTTGTTTGATGTCTTCCATTGCTTCCTCTTTTGTTCTAAGTTTTCTGTTGGCATGATCCTCTGCATCCTTATCCTCTCCGGCCTCGAATGTGTAAGGTATATCATGTTCTGTAAATAAAGCCCGCAAGGGCAGTACTACCGCATCATCTGAAACGGGTATCCTGTCATCCCCACCGTCAAATACTGACAATTCTGCAATAGGCCAGCAATAAACCTCGCCTGTATGCTTGTCATGTCTCTCCAGGTAGTTCACAGATCCCGTACTGGCTCTGGCTGTGCCCTGGAGGGCTGCTTCCCATGTCCTGTTAGATAACTCGCTGTTGTCCAGCTCGGCGTGCATCCATAAGCCCTGACTGTCTACCTTGGTAGCCGTAGCCACGCCTATGGTGGGAGGCTGTTTCAGGCTCCGCCCCCTGGGGGAAAAGCCATGGAAGTACAGTAAGGGGCGTCTATCCCCGACCTCGATCATGTAGTCGGTATTGGGGGATAAATACTGCCCCAGCTTATCTTTTCTATCAGGGGAGCCGAAAGGTGCTGCAAGCACTTCGAGGATACGCTGCTTGCCATTCTTTACCGCCCTGACGGCTCCCGCTTCCAGTAATCCGATCTTATTCATAGCTCTAGTTCCTTTTGGTACAGGTACCAGTCTGCATTTGCAATTAGGGTGCAACTGTGGGATGACTGTAAAGTCCTTCCCGTATATCTTCCCATTGTAAGGGAGACACTTATCACAGGCTCCCGGTTGTGCTATCCACATCATATCAAAGCCTTCATCAGGCTCTGGTTTTGGCAGTTCCCTTGCTAGTGCTACCACCAGGGCAGCCCCTGCTATCTGTGCGGCTGTGAGCTTCTTATCCGGGTCTGCATTCTCTTTAGCGTCCTCGGTGATCTCCAGCAACGCTAAGAGCAGGATATAGATCTTGACATACTCAGGCAGAGCAACGGCTTTACGCCTCAATAGCTCCTCTCTCAGGAGCTCCCTCTCTAAGTCTGTGACCGTTTCCTCCCCCCGCCAGATGGCCTCAATGTAGTCCTCTAGCTGGGAGCGTGTCAGCCTATCTAGGTTGTCCATATCTTATCTACTTTCCGGGCCAGCTTATCCAGCAGGGCCTCTACATGCTTCTGTGCTTCCTCAAATAATACCTTCCATCTGCCTTGATGGACTGGTGCCTGTTCCCTGCCCTGAACGTAGATCCCGTAGTCTACCGGGTTCCAGATCCGCAGGGAGAGGGGGGATAACTTCTTATTGTGCCACCCCTCAAATAACTTATTCGTCCTGACATAGGTGCTGTCAGGGATAGGAGGGGGATAACGCTGCACATCAAATACAATATTTACTCCCAGTGGCTTTAGCTCATCCCCAACAAGCTCCGGAGGCATAAGCCCATTCAGGCTTATATTTAGCTGGTTCAGATCCTCAGGATCGTACTCTACTTGAAACATGCCCTCACAGCCTCTACATCTTTGGCATTCTGTAATCGCCCTGCGATCAGGTACTGCCTGTCTACCTCGATGTTATCTGTCTCGAAGGGGACAGCCGGGCTCTCGCCTTTGAGGAACGCCTTGACTGCTTTCTTCTCCCATTTAGCCTCAGCAGCCGCTTTCTTTTCTTCCTTCTCTTGCTTTTCCGTGTCATCCGGCTTTGCTTGCGCCGGGTAGCCCATCTCCTCTCTGTAAAAGTCATCTGACACCAGCCCTGCCTGTACCGCCTGGAATAGTCTCGTATGCTTCTCTGTGCTGTTCTCTTGGAGGATCTTCATCTCCTCAAAGGCGAACTCGAATTCTACATTAGGGTCTATCTGTGGCACCAGGTCCTGATTGATAACGTTCTGGAGCTCTGTGGCCCTGGGGATAAGCACATCCTCAATGAGGAACTTCCTGCTTTCGTTCAGGTTCTCATAAGTGGCATTGATATTACCGCCCACCAGGATAGGGTCTACCCTGAACGCCTTGCAGATACTGCCCTGAAACTGCTGGATCAGCTCTACTACAGCAGCGTCCTTCATGGTGCTGCCTACTGGCACTGGCTTCAATCCCTTGCCAGCAATCCCCACCTTGCCTTTATTCCTGCTTCCCCTGAACCGTCTATTCCACCAGTTCAGCAGCCTGTTAGCTTCATCCTCTGTAACTGTCTGGTCTGTGCCCAGGAAAAGGCCGGGAACCGCATCATTCTTATAATGGGCTTCGATCATCTGCAAAGCCTCTACCTCTGCATTGACAGCCCGCTTGCACACTTCCAGAACAGGGATCCCGAAGTCAAGATCATCCTCAGGGTGGTATTCCCTGAAGTAGACGATCTCATCCCTCCTGAACTTGTGGGTTGGCTCTCCAGCCCTGTCTTCCAGGTACTGCCAGAAGCCTGTAATACCATTCTTGTTCTTTCTGACCTCGATGGTATCCGGGTCCAGCCTCACCAGCTGGTCAGCATCCACCAGCCACAGGGCAGCACCATACACCAGCAGGTCAATCTCTGTGTAGAGCATCGCCCTCTGGTAGTTGCTTTCATCCCCGAAGTCCTTAAGCATGGTAATGAGGACATGCTTATCAAGGATCTTATCCCCCTTCTTAATGTGCCAGGGGATATTAGCCAGTTCTTGGCCTCTGATATTCATACATGCAAACGCTGTGGGGGATTTGGCAAACTTGGGTACTGCCTGGTGTCTGCCCGAGGTTAGTTCGTAATATCTGCCGTCATCAATAAAGGGGAGGTCTACAGTCCTGCGTGCTGTCATCAGCTGTGGTTTCATCTTACCGCCTAGTAGAATTGTAGCTGTCCTGTGTTGGCCTGGTGTAGCATCAACATTCTAGCCATCACAGTATCATCGTGCAGCCCCTCAGGGGCACCGTAACGGGCCAGTCCAGAGGGGGATATGGTCATCTCGTAGCTTTCAAGCTCTCGCATGGCAACAGGATCATCTAACCACTTCCAATCATGCTGAGTGAAAGCCAGCCTCAGAGCCTGTACTATGGTTGCCTTAGAGCTGTTGGTTGTGTTGAAGGGGATAACGTCAATTCCGTCCAGTATCAGCTGCTCTATGTTAGGC